ATCGTCTAAGATTTCTCTATTACTTTTCCTGAGTGATTCAACTTCTGCCATTAACGCTGCTGGATCAACAGGTGAATTTGGTTTGATTGGTTCGTCAGCCATAAATAAAAAATTTACAATTATTCATAATACTAGCTCCACTTTGTAACATTTGCCCAATACGCTGCTGACATTTTACCTTTGGCAATATTTTTAGCGTGTCTAGCTTTAAAACTTTTGCGTTTTGCCTTATCTGCGTCTGATTCTCCTTTTCTAGGTGGCTTTGTACTTGCTCCCTGCATACCAAACCTAATAAGTTTGACTTTATCACCTTCTTTTGCAAGAACAACATGAGACTTTGTTGAGTGTGATGGGGTTCTCTTTGGTTTGTTAAAACCAGATAATCCAAATCTTTTAAGTCTAGGGTCACTCATTTCCCTGTTCTCCTCATAGCCATTCGGTGCGACTCAGTAAATGAAACCCCTTCTCTCATTTTGCGTTTCATATATTCCATATGAGCCTTTGTGTGACCATGAGCCTTTTGGTGCTTTGCAAGTGTGTTCTTTTGTCTGGTAGTAAGCTTCATTTTCTATACCTTCTATAAATTGCCATATCAACTGTTCTTGCTTTATCGCCTCTCATATAACTATTAACTCTACCCATAGCCCATGCACCCATAGGAACATTCCTTGAACCACTAGACAAATAAGCACCCTGTCCTTTTCTATAAACAGCAGCAAGTTCTCCATATTTAAACTTTGTACCTTCTGCCTTTTTCTTTAAGCTACTTTTTACTTTTTCGCTTAGTGGTTTTCTTTTTTGTACCATCTTGTTTAGTTCTGGATTTAGAAACAGCCTTTATATCAATATAAGCACCTTTTTTATAAAGCTCTGATGTTCTTTTAATCTCAGCAGCCTTTGCAGACTTGTTTTTAGAACCAGACAGGTATTTTTTGGGAACTCCTGTTTTCTTGTCCTTTGGAACTCGCCTTAGTTTTTTAGTCACTTTTTAGTTTTTTTCTTTGGTGCTGGTTTTGTTTCCTTTACAGCCTTTGGCTTTGACTCATCATAAGTCTGGACTTTAAATGTATAACCCATTATTTTTTACCTCCCTTCTTTACTTTCTTCTTTTTCTTAGGTGTGCCGTACATAGGAAAATAAGTAGCTGTTTTTATCTTACTTCTTTTTACGTTTTTTAGCAGTTGATAAAGCTATTGCCTGTGCTTGTTTTAATGTCTTGCCTTCTTTCATCAGCAAACGAATGTTGCCAGAAATAGACTTTTGTGATTTGCCTTTTTTCAATGGCATAACTAAACTACAACTATGCTTACTATAACTATCACCACCCCACTAGGGGATATTGAGATTCAACATTCTAAACAAACAGCAAAGGCCGTTGGTTCAAAAAATGCTGTTGAGCTTTGGGAGAATGATGTGTATGAGGGTCTTATGGGAGTTCATGGACATATTTTTAAACCAAACTTCTGTGATATTGCAGACGTTATAACAGCAGCAATAGATTCTGTTGGTTTGGCAAATGTAAAAGTACCAGAGAAATCAAGACTTCAAGCTGTCAAAGATTTAGCAAGCTATCCAAACTCTATAGATTCCCTGCCCTAGACATACCAACTACTAACTCAAACAAGTCTGGGTGCGTTCTATACAATTTGCCCATAAGTTTAGGGTCAGAAAATTCTTGAACTGACATTGTTAAAACTTCAGAAGGATTAATTTTGCCTTTGATGTAATCATAAGAATAATCATACATATCATAAATTTTACCCATATAAGCATCTTTGTATTTATCTACAAAAGCAAGTTCTCTATCTCTATATCCTCTATTACCTGTAATACTTTTAAGTTTATAAACAGGTTTATTCATTTTTTCACTCATGCTGTAGCTAGGTGTTGATCTTGGTTTTGCCATGTACTCTTTAAGTAAATTTTTATCCTTAATGCCTTTCGCTCCAACATCACCAAAAGCTTTATCAAACTTCCATTTATTCATATAGTTGTTTAGCTTTGGATTTGCTACTTCTACAACGTGTGTTATTTCGTGGAAAGTAGTTGATTTATTGACAACCCCTGATCTATCTATACTTGTTGTGAATTTACCTTCCCAGAATCTACAAGACCCCCTTTTTGCTTTTCCGATAGTGTTTACTGCTGGAACACCATTTGCAGCCTCAGTAAATCCAGCACCATTAAACATTCTGACATATTCTCTGAAGTAATTTTTAATCTGTGCCTGTTCTGATCCAACAAAAGAACTTGAAACTTTTACTTGATCTACAAACTTATTGACTTGTACATCTGTAAGTGAGGTATCAAGCATTTTATCTCGAATCTTGACCATTTTAGCTTCAAACTTGTCTCTAAAATCAAAATATTTTTTCTTTGCTTTTTCAAATTTATCCATAGCACCCATATTTCTTGCGGCCTCTTTTGCGGACACCTTAAACTCATCTTCAAGTTTTATTAGTTTCTTAACATCAATACCTCCGACCTCATCAATAATAGCTTTGCCATCTTTCCTAAGTTGATCTGGACTTGAATCTGCAAGCCTTCTCTTAAACTCAACAGGTTTAGTAACAGGTTTGGGAGTTGTTGTTCTTATAGTTATATTGTTTGGTTTGCCATATAACTTCTGTAAGTCAGCAAGACTTCTTTCGCTTCCATCTTCTCTGACCATTTTCCTGATCGCCTTCTGTCCTGACCCTTCCTTCTTTGCCAAGCGTTCAAAATATCTTACCTTCTGTTCATTGCCTAAAGTCTTGACCTTTAGTTTCTTATCTTGCCCTAAAAGCCAGTCACCATACTGAGTGTCCTGTGGTACTCTACCAGTGCCTTCTCCTGTAGGTCTTGTCACAACTTTGCCTTTGGGTGGCGGCTTTAGATCCTCAAATCCCTTTCTCTTACTAAGTCCTTCGTAATCGACAACAGGAACAGTAGTAGATCGACAATTAAAATGTTGTGGCGGTGTTGGGCCTTTATTATATGCAAACTTCCTTCCATCTAACCTTTTACATATTGGACTTGTCCTACTATCAAGCGTTGCAACATATTCATACTTTGGTGCAACCTTGCTGTTAGCTGCATAGACAGCCTGTGATGCTTGGTTCTGGACTTGGTTAACAGAAGTCCTGACAATAGTTTGTATTTGATGATTTGCCAGTTTTGTAAGTTCTCCTCCAGCTTGAGCTATCTGTCTGACACTTCCCTTCTGGCTAAAATCTAACCTTCCTATCATTCGTCTTGCTATCTGTTGTGTTGACTCTCCACTAAACACCCCTTGCCTTATATGTCTTGTCAAAGCGTCTTTCTGATTCTCTGCTATTCCCCTAAAAGCTTTCTCGACTGTCTGTCCATTTGGTAAAGTCTGCATTGCTCCTTGCCTTGCAGTAAGTTCAAACTTCCCAGATCCAAACTTAGCAAAATCATCTTCTGTAAATTCCTTACTGGTAAATATATTTGTCCTTGTAGGATCTGTTGTCACAAAAGATTTTGCATATTTTTCACTAATAGCTACAGAATTTATTGGAACACTGCCTGATTTAACAACCTTCTTAAGTTCGTTCTCTATAAATCCAGACTGAACTTTTGCAACCCCTTCAATCTCTTTTATCATCTTCTTTGAAGTTTCCCTTGACCACATATCTAAACTTATTTTTGATTGCTGGATTATTGCCCTTAGTCTTTTCCTAGTCTGTGGTGCGATAACAACCCCTGCCCCAGCTT